ATGATTTCGAAAATTAAGGGCGTAATTCTTAGCGTTGAAGACACTCTCGTACGTCAAGCAGGTGGCGAGGGGGTCCCTTCCGCGTTTGCAGAGGTTACAAAGCTTATTCGCTTTCTACAACTTACTGGTATTGAATTCGTTGTTACGACAAATCGGCCATGGACTGTCGGGCCGGATAAGACGCCACTAAGGGAACGTCTTCAGGAACGTTGGGGGCCGTTTCCCTATCTGAGCCTAGAAGACGATCCGAACATGCCGCCCCGGCCAAGGGCAGCGTTCACGGAATACATTCTGCAAAAGATGGGCTGGACTGATACGGAAACTGTGTACATCGGCTCCACGGAAAACGACATGCGAACGGCTGTGAATGGCGGGCTGCTTTTCCTCCGGGCTACATGGTATGCCGACCATCTTGACTACGGGTTCGACTTCGCTACACCAAAAGACATTGCCCGCTTTTTAGCTGTATTTTGCCGCCGCGAACACCTGTGGGGCTACCAGATCGTTGACGGCGATTTCGAGTATTACGCCATCGCACCTTTCAGTACGATGAAAGAGGCGTTTGCCGCCTACTCGGCGGACGCGAGGTCAGCAGCAAAACATGGACTTGGACACTTCGATTTCTGGGTAGGCGCGTTAGTATCAAGCCTGTACTTCTCCGGTATCCACAAGCGAGTGGACTACATCGCCGGCTATCCTGGTCACCAGAAAGCGTCTGGCAATGCGATGGATAGCGCCCTGGCGATCTTCGGAAAGTGCTTTCGCAGCCGCTTCCTTCCAGACCTTGTACAACGTCATACCACAGCGACCAAGATGCAGACGGCAAGGAACTCAGGGGTCATTGTCGGGCATAACATTCAGTTAGACACGATTAAGCTTAATCGCACGCCTCATAAGTCCGCCACCGATGTCTACAAGGCTTCGCCGTTGGACAAGAAACGGAAGACTGTGCTCCTTATTGATGACATCTGCACACGCGGGTATTCGATGGAAGCGGCACGTGCTTATCTCCAGCAGACAGGCACGAAAGTAATTATGGCGTCGTGGTTGAAGACGATCAACACCGACATAGAACGTCTTGGTGATTACAAGTTCGATCCTTATATAATAAACAACTTTGCTGCTGCGAACATAGCAAAGGTTTACCCATACAGGAACTATCTCACTAGTTTGCAGGCACCGACAGAACTAACCCGGATGTTGGAGAGCTACGTCACATGGGACTGGCCCGTATAGTCAGGCAGCGAAGAAGAAAATGGCTCAAAAGTGCGTCAAAATGCGTCAAATCGCATACCCCTTCTTCCCGCCGCCGCGCCAGTCCTCATGCGCCCTCGGCCATGGCGCAAATTTGAGTCAAAAGAGCCCTATATAGCGGGCAGGTGTGGAGGGGGGACAACTGCGCGCGCCGGGCCGAAATGGGCTTTTTTCTTGATACAAGAGCAACATCATTCGTCTGGACGTGAAAAAACCGCCTCGTGGGCGGCTTGTGCGGTGGCTGGGGCGCTCCGGTGCGGCTGGGCTGTCGCGGCCCTGCCCTGCCGGCTATCACTGCCTGGCGGTCATCCTGGGCGGCCGGCGCGGATCATCGCCGCTTGCTCCTTGTCGTAGTCGTCGCGGCAGTCTGCATTGCAGAACAGCAGTGCCGGCGCCAGCGCCTCGTCGCAGTAGTGGCAGCAGCCATGCGCCACCAGGGCGGGCCGGCGCCGCACGGCGGCCAGGCCGCGCGCCACCTCGGCAAAGATGATCTTGTCGGTGTTGTCGATATGGTCGCTCATGCCGCGCCCTCCCCGCCCGTCGCCAGGTCATACGGCGCGAAGCGCACCACTTCCACGCCGGCCCACTCGTTGATCGCCATGAACTGCGCCTGCAGCGGCACCAGCTCGTTACGCGCGAAGACGCGAGCGGCCGGTTCCACGGCGCCGAAGCCGCCGGCATTGTTCGGCAGGATGCCCATGAGCTGCGGCGGCACGCGGTGCGCGGCCAGCTGGTCGTCGCGCGTGACGCTCTTGATGTTGAAAAACTCGTCCTTGGCGGCCACATCCGACACCGGCAGAATCTGGATGCCGTCCTTCTTGCCGTTCGGCGCGTACATGAACAGGTTGCGGAAGTTGCCCGGCCCCTTGCTGTCGCGCATGGCCTGACGCAGGTTGTCCACGTCCTGTGTGTTGGCGGCGGCGTCCGTCATGTAGAACACGAAACCCGCGTGCGAGCCGTTCTTGTAATACTTGCGGCGGAACAGAGTAGCCGCCTCGTTGAGCCAGGCCGACTGCAGGGCGCTCAGGTATTGCGGCACGCCGTACAACTCCTGGTTCACGTCCGGCTCCATCAGGTGGAACACGCGGCCCTTGTCGAACTGGTGCACGGCCTGGTAGCCGTTCACAAAATAATAGGTATCCAGATCGACGCCGCGCCGCATGTACTTGGCCAGCGCATGCTGGTATGCCAGCGCCTTGCCGCTGCGGCTGGGCCGGTCTTCCAGGTAGGCATTGCCAAACGTCAGGAAGTCCAGGGCCATGCGTTTAAAAGCGTCGCGCGACAGGTACTTCGTTGGCATCAGGGTGGACGCCAGCACGTTGGCCTTGAAGTGGATGGCGCTGCTGTGGTGCACGCCGGCATTGAACGACTTGGCCAGGCCGGCCAGATTGACGGGCGGCTCGTACCAATGGCCGTTCTTCCAGCATTCGAAGCAGTCGAGAATGTCGGCGTGCTCCAGCACGGGCGTCGGGTCGCCGAAGGAAAACGCCTCGATGCCGGCGGCGGCCGGCGCCGTGGCCGCTGGTGGTGCGCTCTCGGCCTGCCGGCCGCGCGAGCGCAAGTGTCGTGCTTTGCTCAAGAATAAATCTCCATGAAAGAGTGGTGGTTGTCGGTCGTGCCTTCGAATGGCTCGTGATCGAGGGCGTGCATGCAGGCCCACGCCAGGTCGGCGTGGCCGGTTTCATCGCTGCGGCCGGCGACATAGGTCACGTGCCGCCCGCTGGGGGTGAGGGTTTTATGGATGGCCATGAAGGACTGCGCAATGTCCGTCCAGCCGGCGTCAAACTCCAGCCGCCCCTTGCTGATGATGTTTTTGGCCTTCAAGACCATGCGGGTTTTGACTTCGGGCGAGTAGTTCAGGGCCGTGACGGCGGGGAAGAAGCCGCGCACGATGGGCAGCACGCCGATGCCCATGCCGGTGGTGTCGATGCCGATGTACTCAACGTTGTAGCGCTGGGTCATCTGGCGGATGGCGTCGGCGTGGTCTTCGAAACTCTGCCCGCGCCACTGGTGGCGCTCCAGGATGCGGAACTTGCCGCCGGCCGTCATGGGCGGCGCCAGCACCACGCAGCCGGCGCTGTCGCCGTTCAAGGCCGGGTCGTAGCCGATCCACACGGGCCGGTTGCCGAACGGGCGCAGGCCCAGCAAGGGCTTGTAGTCGTCCCACTCCACCCAGGAATCGACCATGCAGCGCTGCAGCTCGGCCAGCGGAAAGACCGAGGCCGAGTCGTCGATAAAATTGCACATCAGCAGGTTGTCGAACTGGTCGGGGCTGTATTCGAAGTTGCGCAGCTCGTCGATGTCGAACAGGTTGCAGCCGCCGCGCTCGGCGTCCAGGATGGTGACGATCTGGCGCCAGATCTTGTCCTCGCCCGTAAAACCCGACGAGAGGCGGCCATGGCTGACGTCGATGTTGACTTGATCCGCCTTGGCGCGGCGCTTGTTGAATAGCTCGCCCGTCCAGAACGGGTAAGCCTGGTGCGTGGTCGAGGATGGCGTGGAAAAGTAGGTCTTGCGCCACTTCTTGTGAATGGCCATGCCCGAGGCCACCTTGTTGAGTTCCTGGAAGTTCTGCGTCCAGAAGAATTCATCGAAATAGAAATTGCCGTGGTAGCCCTGCGCCGTGCGCGCGTTCGTGCCCAGGAAGTACAGGTGCGCACCGTTCGGCAGCACGATGGGGTCGCCCGTCAGCTCGATGCCGGCCGCTTCGCGCGCGAATTGCACGATGTATTGCTTGAAGACGTGGGCCTGGCTTTTTGAGGCCGACAGGAAAATCTGGTTGCGGCCCGTCGCCATGGCGTCGGCCAGCGCCTCGCGGGCGAAGTACCAGGTGGCGCCGATCTGGCGCGACTTCAAAATGGCGCGCGTGCGCTGGTCGCCGTTGCGATACCAGACCTTTTGATAGTCGAACAGCGAATCCTGAAAGGCGTCGAGCAGCTGGATTTTCTGTTCTTCGCTGAAGTCGTTGCGGGTCGGCTTCTTCTTCGGGCCGGCATTGCGGTTCGCCAGCTTGGGATTGAGGTCCACCTCGTTGCCACCCGGCTGCTCATAGCGACGCACGCGCGCCATCTGCACAATGGTGCGGGCGAGTAAATCGATTTCCTTGTAGTCGCTGCCGCTCTTGACCTCTTTTTCGATCAGTTTCACCAGGCGCAGCTCGGCCGACGCCTCGACGTGCTCGATGGCCTGCGCCTTGTCCCACTCGTCGCGCTCTTTCCAGCTATTGATGGTGCTGCGCTTGATCCCCAGGTGGCGGGCGATGGACGAAATGCGCCAGCCCTTCCAGTACAGGGCGCGCGCGGCGCGGCGCGGCTCGGATTCAGGCACGGCCAATTCACCGATGATTTGGTCGGTGGTTTGTTCGCTTGTTTTCTCGATTGTCAGCATGCCGCCAGCGTAGGCCGCGCGCGCGCGGAGCGGGGAAAGGCAAAAGTCGCTATGGCCCATAGCAACCCGCACCGCATTGAATCGCAGCGCCAAGACGTTGACCATGGCGTTATCCGATCAACCGAGAACGCCCACCATGTCCAAATCGAAATTTTTCCGCGTCGCCACCGAAGGCGCCACCACGGACGGCCGCAACATCGACCGCGCCACCATCGAGCAGATCGCCGCCACCTACAACCCGAAAACTTATGGCGCGCGCATCTGGCTGGAGCACATTCGCGGCATCCTGCCCGACAGCCAGTTCAAAGCCTACGGCGACGTAATCGCCGTCAAGGCCGAAGAGGTAGACACCGATAGCGGCAAGAAACTGGCCCTGTTCGCGCAGATCGAACCCACGCCCGAACTGGTGGCCATCAACAAGGCGAAACAGAAGCTCTACACCAGCCTGGAGATTCAGCCTGACTTTGCCGACTCGTCGCAGCCCTACCTGGTCGGCTTGGGCATCACCGACAGCCCGGCCAGCCTGGGCACCGAGGCGCTGCAATTCTCGGCCAGCCGCAAGCAGCAAGCCGCCAACCTGTTTACTTCGGCCGTCGAGGTAACGCTGGAATTTGACGAGCCACAGGGCACCAAGCTGGCCGATGCCGTGAAAAACCTGTTGTCGCGCTTTTCCACAAAGACCGGCAGCGACGCGGCGCAGTTCGCCGACATCAGCGAAGCGGTACAGGAACTGGCCGGCCACGTCGTCACCGCCAACGACAACTACACGGGCACCCTGGCGCGCTTGGAAAAAACCGAAACGGCATTGAAGGCCACGCAGGACGAGCTGGCCGCCTTCAAGGCGCAGATGGATGAAGCGCCCGGCAACGGCCCGCGCCGCCCTGCCGCGACCGGCAACGACGGCGCCGTGCAGACCGAGTTTTAAGCGCCCTCGCCCTTTCTTCCCCCATTCAACAACGGAGCAATGATTTATGAAAAAGCAAACGCGCCAGGTCTTTGGCCAGTATGAAACCCGCCTGGGCCAACTGAACGACACCGACAACGTGGCCAAGACCTTCAGCGTCACGCCCAGCGTGCAGCAAAAGCTGGAAACGAAGATGCAGGAATCGAGCGAGTTCCTGTCGAAAGTGAACATCATCGGCGTGGGCGAGCAGGAAGGCGAAAAGCTGGGCCTGGGCGTCTCCGGCCCGATTGCCGGCCGCACCAACACCAAGGACAAGGAACGCAAGACGCGCGACCTGTCCACCCTGGACGGCACCAAGTACCGCTGCGAACAAACCAACTTCGACACGCATCTGAACTATGCCAAGCTGGACGCCTGGGCCAAGTTCGCCGATTTTCAATCGCGCGTGGCCAATGCCATCCTGACGCGCCAGGCGCTGGATCGCATCGTGATCGGCTTCAATGGCGTCAAGGCCATGGCCGACACCGATCTGGACGCCAATCCGCTGCTGCAGGATGTCAACAAGGGCTGGCTGCAGCACCTGCGCGAGCTGGCGCCCGAGCGCGTGCTGGGCCTGGTGGCCGCTGGCATGCCGGGCAAGGTCATCATCGGCGACGTGGACGGCGCCGACTATGCCAACCTCGACGCGGCCGTGACCGATGCCGTCAACCTGCTGGACCCGTGGTATCAGGAAGACACCAATCTGGTGGCCATCGTCGGGCGCAAGCTGTTGAACGACAAGTATTTCCCACTGGTCAACACCAAGCAGGCGCCCACGGAAACCCTGGCGGCGGACATCATCATCAGCCAGAAACGCATCGGCGGCTTGCCGGCGGCGCGCGTGCCGTTCTTCCCCGATAACGCCATCCTGATTACACGCTTCGACAATCTGTCGATCTACTTCCAGGAAGGCGCGCGCCGCCGCCGCGTCGAGGACGTGCCCAAGCGCGACCGCATCGAAAACTACGAGTCGTCGAACGACGCCTACGTGATCGAAGACCTGGGCCTGGCCGCGCTGGTGGAAAACATCGAGCTGAAAGACAAGTAATGGCCAACCAATCCCCCGCCCTGCGCCACCGCGCGCGCATGCTGGCCGAGCGCACGGCTGGCGCCGCCGCGCCGCAGGGCGTCACCACCGGCACGGCCTACGAGCTGATGCTCTACAAGCTGTCCGACGACCGGCGGCGCCTGAAGTCCATCCAGTCCGTCGAACGCAAGATCGAGGTCAAGGCCACCTTGCTGCCCGACTATGCGCAATGGATCGACGGCGTGCTGGCCGGCGGCAAGGGCGCCCAGGATGACGTGTTTGCCACCTTGCTGGTGTGGCACATCGACACGGGCGAGTACGAGCGCGCCCTGGTCATGGCCGAATACGCGCTGGCGCACAAGTTCACCCTGCCAGATGGCTACAGCCGCGACATCGCCACCTTGATGCTGGACGAGTTTGCCGAAGGCTATTTGCACGGCAAGCTGGCCGCCGATCCGCAGCACGCGGCCCAGGTGCTGGGCACCGTCGAACAGTTGACGGCCGCCAGCGACGCGCCCGACCAGGCGCGCGCCAAGCTGCACAAGGCCATCGGTCTGGCCATGGTCGCCGTGCTGGACCAAAACGACGATACCGACATCGCCCCGGCGCTGGTGGCCCAGGCGGAAAACGCCATGGCCCAGTTGAAGCGCGCCCGCGCCCTGTCGGAATCGTGCGGCGTCAAGAAAGATATGGAACGGCTGGAGCGGCGCATCAAGCGCGCGGCCGGTTCCACGTAAAGAGCATCCCCCGCAGCACGGCGGCACGGGGGGATTCTGGCCAAACCAGCGGCCTGATGAACCCCGTCCACCGCCCACTTTTTGAAAGCGCCCCGTATGTCCTTCATGGCCCTGCCCCCGTCAACCCAGCCTGGCACCTCCCGGCGCCGCCGGCGCCTGCGCCTGGCGTCATCGAGAACGACGGCTGGTTTCCAGACATCCTGCTCACCGATATGCGCGACGCCATGCGGTTAGACGGCACCGTCACCGACGCGCGCCTGGTGCAAGCCGTGGTCGATGCCATCCTGCAGGTCAACCGCGAGCTGGCCGACTGGCAAGGCAAGCAGGCCGCCGCAGGTATCACCGCCCTGGTGAACGTGCCGGCCACGCGCATCAACCGCGAGTCCCGCTTGCTGGCGCAGTACCGGCGCGCCGTCTACAGCACGGCGAAGGCCGACCTGATCGAGCGTTACCGCGACTACGACAGCACGGCCACGTCCGTCAGCGACAAGAAAAGCATGGAGTGGCTGGACGAGGCACCCGGCGCGCAGCGGCGCAATGCGCAATGGGCGATTGCCGATATCGTCGGCCGCACGCATCTCACCGTGGAATTGATCTGATGCAGGTGCGCACGCGGCAGCACGACACGGTAGACGCCCTGGTGTGGCGCTACCTGGGCGACGGCGCGGGATACGTCGAGCACACCCTGGAAATGAATCCCGCGCTGGCGCGCCACGGCGCCGTGCTGCCGGCCGGCCTGGTCGTCACCCTGCCCGAGCCGGCGCCCAGCACGGCCACCGTGGCCGCAGCCGATCTTGTGCGGCTATGGGACTAAATTTTTTAACAACACCTCTACTTATCCTCATCATGGAGAAACAAGCAATGTCCGCAGAATCGTTTGGTGGTTTCGCCACCCTGGTCAAACTGTATGGCTTCAAGGCGGCGCTGGGCATGGTCGGCGCGGCCATGCTGTACATCGTGCTGCCGCCGCTGAATAGCGACGGCACCTTCAACAAGGGCGAGTTCGTCGCCCGCCTGGCCTGCGCGGGCGTGTTCTCGTGCCTGCTGGGCGGCACCGTGTACCAGCTGCTGTGCGCCCAGCTCCCCGCCATCGGCGCCATGGTCAATGCCTCCGCCATCGACTTGATCGTGGGCGCACCTGGCTGGTGGGTATCGCGCGCCGTGGCCCTGTGGTTCCAGCGCCGCAGCGACAAGGACATCGCCGAGCTGGTCAAAGACGCGAAGGAACATTGATGGCCATCACTGACACCCAGTTGATCGCGCACGTCATCGACGCCATCTTGCGTTCCGAAGGCGGCTATGTGAACGACCCGCAAGACAAGGGCGGTGAAACCAACTTCGGCATCACCGTGGCCGTGGCCCGCGCCAACGGCTACGCGGGGCCGATGCGCGATCTGCCCGTGGCCGTGGCGCGCGCCATCTACACGGCCCGCTACATCACGGAACCGAAGTTCGACCAGGTGCTGGCCCTGCATGCCGGCATCGGCGCCGAAGTGATCGACACAGGCGTGAACATGGGGCCGCACCGCGCGGCCGAGTTCCTGCAGCGCTGGCTGAACGGTTTCAACGACACGGGGGCACGCTACCCCGCCCTGTTCGTCGACGGCCGCCTGGGCGCGCAGTCGCTGGGTGCGCTGGCCGCCTTCCTGAAATGGCGCGGCCAGGACGGCGCCGCCGTGCTGCTGCGCGCCCTGAACGGCCTGCAGGCGGCGCGCTACCTGGAAATCACCGAGGCAAACAAGAGCCAGCGCCGCTTTCTGTTCGGCTGGATCAAGGAACGGGTGGCCATGTGACCGCGACCACCTGGCGCCCGCTGGCCGCTGTTCTCCTGTGCGGCGCCCTGGTCGGCTGGACGGCGCAGGGCTGGCGCAAGGACGCGGCCATCGCCGCACTGCAGCGGGCGGCGGCTATCCAAACATCCAGCGCCGCCAGCGCGCTGGCCCAGGCCACCGCCCGCGTGCTCACCTTGGAGCGCGCCGCCGGCGCCGCCCTGGCGCAGCGCGCCGACCACCTCACCCAGGAGCAAACCCATGCGAAAACTGAGCGTGACCGTTTCAGCCTTGATGTGCGCAGCGGCGCTGTGCGCCTGTCAATCCCCGTTGCCAGCGGCCAGTGCGCCACCACTGCAGATTCCACCGCTGCCGCAAGCGATCAGCACCAAGCGCGCGCCGAACTTGACCCGGCGACTGCGGCAGCTCTTGACGCCATTGCCGGCGACGGCGACAACGCCACCCGCCAACTGAACGCCTGCATCGACGCCTACAACCTGATCCGAGACACCTACCATGTACAAACCGAATAGCCTGCGCCAGCACCTGGCGGCCGCCATCCCCGACCTGCAGCGCGACCCCGACCGCCTGCTGGTCTTCGCCGACGAGGGCAACGTGGTGGCGTCGGCCACCGCCTCCCTCTCCTTCGAATACCGTTTCAAGCTCAACCTGATCGTGACCGACTACGCGGGCGACGCCGACGCCATCATGGTGGCCCTGATCGCCTGGCTCAAAGTCCACCAGCTCGACCTGATGGCCAACGAGGAAACGCGCAAGCACGGCATCGCCTTCGAGGTGGATTTCAACAACCATGAAACGGTCGACATTTCCATCAAGCTGGACCTAACCGAGCGCGTGGCCGTCAAGGCCGGCGAGGCGGGCCGCCTCGACATCAAGCACCTGGCCGAGATACAGCACATGCCGGCCTACGCGGACGAGTTCTGGAAGCTGTACGCCGGCGAGACCCTGCTGGCCGAATGGCGCACGCCCGAGGCCACACCATGAGCAGCGACCTGCACGCGCTGGAAGCCTGGGCAGGCGCCCTGCTGGCCAAGCTGCAGCCGGCCCAGCGCCGCGCCATCAATCACAAGGTGGCTATCGACCTGCGCCGCAGCCAGGCGCAGCGCATTAAGGCACAGCAGGGGCCGGACGGCGCGGCCTATCCGGCGCGCAAGCGGCGCAAGGAATTCAAGGGGAAGAATGGACGGATCAAGCGGCAGAAGGCTGCCATGTTCGCCAAGATTCGCACCGCAAAACACCTGAAAGTGAAGGCGAGCGGCGACCAGATCGAGGTCGGCTTCTTTGGCTGGGTAGCGCGCGTGGCGCGGGTGCATCAGTTTGGCCAGCAAGATCGCGTGTCAAAAAAAGGGCCGGCATACAAGTATCCGGAGCGGCCGTTGCTGGGGTTAAGTGAACCGGATCGAACGTTCATACGCGAATCGCTGTTACGTCACCTAGAAAAATTTTAGAATTTGTGACAAAATTTCATCACGCTCGCTATTAATGAGTTATGGTAGTTAAAATATTTAAAAATATCGAGGAAATTTTTTCCAAATAATTTTCAGTAAAATCTAGGATTTGTATGCAAAAATTTTCAGATAGATATGGTTATACATCATCAGAAAAGGCTTTTCAGCGAGAATCTGTAGATGTTGCACTACGTACCAAGATTTGGAATATATTGAAAGTGGAAATTTGGGATAATTATGATTATGGAAAAAGAAATTATCACGGGATAACGAGCAACATCGACAAATTAGCCAAACGTCTATGGTTTAGCTATTTCAATAAAGATTTAGACGATCTCCCTGACTTTTCCGAGCGGTATGGAAAAAATGGTTATTACGACATATTCAAAAATTATTTCTACAACTGCAAATGGTTTGAGTTTTACAACTTCCTAGAAGAAATCGCAAACGACGGCAGTAATTTGATTTCTGATAGTACAAAAACATGGATCAACAATACATTAGAAAATCTCAATTCTGCATATAGATTCGTTGGTAAAAATATTGCTGAAATTACTGACAAAACTGAAATAGAGTGCATTGATGATGCCATTACCATTTCAGAAAAGTCCGCCCGCACTCATTTAAGTGTAGCTCTTCGTATGCTTAGTGATAGAGAAAATCCTGACTATCGAAATTCAGTAAAGGAATCTATCTCCGCAGTAGAAGCGACGTGCAGGCTTGTAACGGGAAATCCTTCAGCAACACTAGGCGAAGCGCTAAAAAAAGTCCAAAACCTTCATCCCGCTATGTCGCGTGCTTTTGCACAACTCTATGGCTATACAAACGACTCGTCCGGCATTCGCCACTCCTTAACAGATGAAGCGACCATTAGTTATGCTGATGCAAAATTCATGTTGGTTACGTGCTCAGCGTTCGTATCATATTTAAAAACAACTGCAACACAATAATTTTATGACATTCATGATGAGAATTTTTTTGTGCTGTCATCAAACCTGATATTAACCTTCCTCCGGCGTGTATCCGCACACGGATTTTTAATTTGAAAAATATGACATCACCCACTATCGATTGGAATTGGTTTTTTAGCTCACTTGCTCAGTCCGCTGCTGCAATTGTTGGAATTTTTGGCGCCTTCATCATTACGAAAATATTATCTAATCAAGGGATATTTTCCGATAAGAACATAAAAATAAAAGAACTAATAGCAGACGGAGAAAAAATATCAGATCAAGCGCTCGGCAGATATTTTGAGTGGTACAACACAAATTTCAATAAAAATTCCATCTACCAAGCAGAAAATTTACTTATAAAAGATCCAAATATTAAGGCTGAAGAAATATTAAAAGAAATAAATTTCTCCCCATTCACAAAATATGAAGAAGCCTTAGAAGAAATCAACGATCTAATCAGCAAAAAAAATGAACAACTAGACTTGAACGATAAAAGAATTAAGTCCCACCTAGCTGCCGAACGAGCACGTTTGGACAGAGAAGGAAAGACGCATTATGCGGCAGCCATGCTAAACTCACCACTAGCGCGTCTTACATCATTTCCTAATTTAGACATAGGACCTCAACTTATAGAGGAGCGCGAATTCATTGACAAAGTTTTCCGTGATGCACGACATCACTCCCGCGTAGTAAGCAATTTTCATCAGACGATATCCAACAATCCAGAATCATCTACTGCCATATCATACTCACTGATAATGGTTGGAATTCTTTTCTTACTAGGGGTAATCTATCCTCTTAGCTTCTTACCGGCACCAGTTCCTAGCACACCTGAATTATCTATAGCCGGGTCCTTTGAATTCATAACCTCAATTCGCGGAATACTTCTATCGCTAGTAAGTATAATATTCGGAATAATTCTTATAATGTTTTTTACAATGAATTTTCGCATGAAATATTCCCAAAAAAACATAGAAGAATTATTAAAATTTTCCCTACCTAAAAACTACTCCACATACTTAGATATACTTGAAGAAAACATAATAATAAAAAAAGAAAAAACAAAAACTCACAATTAATATAAGTAGCCACACAAAAAAATATTTCACTTCATGAAGCACAATAACTTTATCGATATCTGATGCGGTACATCAACTAATAATAGAGTCATTAAAACGTATATCAACCCGCCCCCGCGTGCATCCGCACGCGGACTTCGGCAACATGCATTGCATGAACGCCGACCTGTCCGACCTCCTCCGCTTGCTACAAAACCTGATCCGCCTGGGCACCATCGCAGAGGTCAACGGGGCCAAGGCGCGCGTGCGGCTCGGGCCGACGCTCACCACCGAATGGCTGAAATGGGCCACACGACGCGCCGGCAGCATGCGCACTTGGTCGGCGCCCACCATGGGCGAACAAGTGATCGTCTTTTCCCCGGGCGGTGACCTGACGCGCGGCGTCATCTTGCCGGCGCTGTACTCGCAGGAATTTGACGCGCCGGAAATCAGCCCCACCATCCATACCACGCACTACCCGGACGGCGCCGTGGTGCAGTACGACCATGCGACCCACGCCCTCATCGCCACGCTGCCAGGCGGCACCGCCACCATCACCGCCGACAAGGTCACGTCGAACGCACCGAGCACCATCTGCACGGGCGACCTGACCGTCATGGGCAATCTGCTTGTCGAGCAAGCGGCGACCGTCAACGGCGCCACCGCCCTGAACAGCGGCGTGAACGCCAAGGCCGGCGCCGCTGGCGGCGTGGCCATGGCAGTGCAAGGCACTGTGAAAGCCAGCGAGGACGTGCTGGCGGGCGCCATCAGCCTGGCCAAGCACCCGCACGGCGGCGTCAAACAAGGCGAAGACCAATCGGGCGGGCCACTGCCATGATGGGCATGCACGCCGCCACCGGGCGCAGCCTGACGGGCCTGGGCCACCTGCGCCAGTCCGTGACCGACATTCTCACGACGCCCATCGGCTCGCGCATCCGGCGCCGCCGCTATGGCTCCGAAGTGCCCGAACTGATCGACCAGCCCTTGCACAGCGCCACGCAGTTGCGCATCTATGCGGCCACCGCCTTTGCCCTGCGCCGCTGGGAGCCGCGCCTGCAGCTCGCCAGCGTACAGCTCACGCGCGACACGGACGGCGCCATCGCGCTGCTGCTCGATGGTACGGCCAATGGCCAGGGCATCACCCTGGCCGTGCCCGTCAAGCAAGGCGGCGCCGTATGAGCACGCCCATCGACCTGACCCAGTTGCCGGCACCCAGCGTGGTGGAAGTGCTGGACTTCGAAGCCATCCTCGCCACACGCAAAGCCCACCTGGTGAGCCTGCTGCCGGAAGCCGAGCGCGCCGCCGTCACGGCCCTGCTGGAGCTTGAATCGGAACCGGCCACCAAACTGCTGGAAGAGAACAGCTATCAGGAAACCATCCTGCGCAACCGCGTCAACGAAGCGGGCAAGGCCGTCATGCTGGCGTTCGCCCTCGATGGCGACCTGGATCAACTGGGCGCCAACGTCAACGTGGCGCGCCTGACCATCACGCCGGCCAATCCCAATGCCCTGCCGCCCGTGGCGGCCATCATGGAAGACAACGACGCCTACCGCCTGCGCATCCAGGAAGCGCCGGACGGCCTGTCCGTCGCCGGCCCGAAAGCCTCCTACGAATTTCACGCCCGCAGTGCGGACGGCCAGGTCAAGGACGCGAGCGCCACCAGCCCCGCGCCGGCCAGCGTCACCGTCACGGTGCTGGCCAACAATGAAACCGGCATCGCCAGCGCGGAATTGCTGGCCATCGTGGCACGCGCGCTCAACGCCGAGGAAGTGCGCCCCCTGGGCGACCGCTTGAGCGTGCAAGCTGCCCAGGTCATCGATTACCAGATCGAGGCCACCTTGTTTATCGGCGTCGGCCCGGAAGTGCCGATTCTGCTGGAGGCCGCGCGCGCCAACGCCGTGCGCGTGTCGCAGCCGCGCCGCCCGCTGGGCCACAGCATCTATCGTTCCGCCTGCAGCGCCGCCGTGCACGTCGAAGGCGTGCGCAAGGTCGTCTTGACCAGTCCGGCGGCGGATATCGAACTGAACGCCACCCAGGCCGCGCGCTGCACCGCCATCAAGCTGAATGTGGTGGTACGCGATGAGTAAGCTCGTGCCGACCTTGCCGCCCAACACCACGGCGCTCGAGCGCGCCATTGCCGTGGCCTGCGCCGAGCTGGTCAACGTGCCCGTACCGCTGCGCGACCTGTGGAACGCCGACCGCTGCCCGGTCGCCCTGCTGCCGTTTCTGGCCTGGGCCTGTTCCGTTGACCGCTGGGACGACGCCTGGCCCGAATCGACCAAGCGCGGCACGATCAAGGCGTCCTATTTCATCCACAAGCACAAGGGCACGATTGCCGCCGTGCGCCGCGTGGTGGAGTCCCTGGGCTATTTGATCCGCATTACCGAATGGTGGCAGACCACGCCGCCGGGCGTGCCGGGCACGTTCCGTCTCGACGTGGGCGTACTGGACACGGGTATCACCGACGCCATGTTCCAGGAAATGGAACGCCTGATCGCCGACGCCAAGCCCGTCAGCCGCCACATGACGGGCCTGGCCATTTATCTGGAAAGTCGCGGCAACGTCTACGCGGGCGCCTGCGCCTACCACGGCGACAGCATGACCGTGTATCCCTGGATCGCGGAAACCATCGAAGTGCGCGGCACGCTGTTACAAAGCGGCGCATCCCATACCATCGACACCCTGACCATCTATCCATGAGCACATACTTTGCCATCCTGACCGAAGTGGGCGAGGCCAAGCTGGCCAACGCCATCGCCCTGGGGCGTACCCTGAAACTGAAAAACCTCGCCGTGGGCGACGGCAACGGCAATCTGCCCATGCCATCGCGCACGCAAAAAACGCTGGTGCGCGAGGTGCGCCGCGCGGGCCTGAACCAGCTGAGCATCGACCCGGCCAACGCCAGCCAGATCATCGTTGAGCAAGTCTTGCCCGAGGACGTGGGCGGCTGGTGGATACGCGAAATCGGTATCTACGACGAGGCGGGCGACCTGTGCGCGGTGGCCAACTGCCCGCCCAGCTACAAGCCCCTGATGCTTGAAGGCAGCGGGCGCACGCAAGTGGTGCGCATCGTGCTGATCGTTTCCAGTACGGCCGCCATCGAGCTGAAAATTGATCCGTCCGTCATCCTGGCCACCCGTAAATATGTCGATGACCAGGACATTACCGTGCGCGCCTACAGCGACGCGCAACTGGCCAAGCACCTGGCCGCCGCCGATCCGCATCCGCTTCTGGCGAAGGTCGCCTATGTCGATCAGCAGGACACCAGTGCGCGCACCTATAGCGATCAGCAACTGGCCAAGCACCAGACTGCGGCCGATCCGCACCCGCTCCTGGCCAAGGTCGCCTATGTCGATCAGCAGGACACCAGCGCACGCGCCTATGGCGATCAGCAACTGGCCAAGCACCAGACTGCTGCAGACCCGCACCCGCTGCTGGCCAAGGTCGCCTATGTCGATCAGCAAGACGCCAAGCACTTGGCCGCCCTCGATCCGCACCCGCAATACAGCATGAAGGAAGTGGCGACGCTGCCCCGGTTTGATGCGTCCATGAAGCTGGTGAATGCGGAATTTTTGCGCCGGGCGCAAGGCAATATGGTGGGCTATGTTCGCATCGCTGAAAATCGCACGCTCACCGCTGCCGACATCGGTTCAGTAATTCTGCTCGGCGATGCGCCCACCGTGCTGACCTTTCCAGCGCCCGCAGCATTAGGCATTCCCAACAATAGCGGTGCCTGTGTTCATATCGTCTGCGTCGGCTCGCACGCTGTCACGCTCGTGCCTGGCGACAACGATGCACAACTTGCCGCCCCCGATGCCACCCCTAGCATCCGGGTCAAGAAAGGTCAGTCGCTCACATTGATGGCGACCAATAACCAGTATTGGCGCGTCATCAGCTCGACTGCCGAGCTGTGGCGCAACGCCGACTTCACGCCACACCTGGCCAGCACAGGAAGCCAGCCCCTGCCGGGCGGATTCATTCTGCAATGGATTGCGGCGGCCAATGCCGGCGGCAGCGGCACGGCAGCCGATACGCCTTATGACATGGCGTTTCCCAATGCCGTCGTCGCTGTTTCCGCCATCCATATCGGCAGCGATACGTCCGTCAACATCACGGTCGATGGCTCTGCCCCCAACAAGCTGGCTAGCGTACGCCTGCGCAGCAACTACACCAACGGCGCCAGTGTCATGGCCTATGTCTTAGCGATTGGATACTAACAATGCGTAATTTCTATTCGATGTCCACAGGCGGCTTCTACCCGGCAAGCAAACAGGCCGATTACGAGCAGGCCGGCACCTGGCCGGAGGATGCGATTGCCGTCACGCCGGAGGAAGAAGCTGCCCTGCGCACATCCACGCTGGTGGACGAGTCCTTTGCCGCCTTGTCCGCACGCTACTTCGACAGCGTGCGCACCGCGCGCGAGGTCGTGCTCAACCGCTTGGCCGGCATCGGCATGGCAGCGCTGGCAAATGACGACACGGCGGCCGTACAAGCCATCCATATGGCACGCGCAGACCTTCTCGACATTACAAGCTGCGCCGCCGTGCTCGCCGCACCGGACATCGCGGCGCTGCAAGCGGCCGTCAGCGCCGAATACGCGCGCATCGCTGCCACCTTGCCCGACGAGGCGCGGCGCGCCTACTCCGACGCCGGCATCGCGCTGGCGGCGCCTGTCACCCCGTAACGCCTCATCCACGCCCCATTCACCACCTACCAGGAGAAAAATTTTGGCCACCGATTACCACCATGGCGTGCGCGTCATTGAAATCAACGAGGGTTCGCGCCCGATCCGCACCGTCTCGACGGCCGTGCTGGGCCTGATCGCCACGGCCGACGATGCCGACCCCGTGTCCTTCCCGCTCGACACGCCCGTGCTCATTACCAACGTGCTGGCAGCCATGGGCAAGGCCGGCAAGAGCGGCACCTTGTATCGCGTGCTGCAGGCGATTGCCGCGCAGACCAAGCCCCTGACCATCGTGGTGCGCGTGGCCGAAGGCGAAACGGAAGCGGAAACCACGACCAATGCCGTGGGCGGCGTCTCGCCCGATGGCAAGTACCTGGGCGCCCAGGCGCTGCTGGCCGCGCAAAGCAAGCTGGGCGTGAAACCGCGCATCCTGGGCGCGCCGGGGCTGGACACCCAGGCCGTCACCAATGCCCTGGCCAGCGTGGCACAGCGCCTGCGCGGCTTCGTGTATGCGTCGGCCTACGGCTGCGCCACCGTCACGGCGGCCACCGCCTATCGCGGCCAGTTCGGCCAGCGCGAAGTGATGGTCATCTGGCCCGACTTCGTGAACTGGAATACCGCCACCAACGAAGAGGCCAGCATTTCGGCCGTGGCCTACGCCATGGGCCTGCGCGCCAAGATCGACGAGGAAACAGGCTGGCACAAGACCTTGTCGAACGTGTCGTCAACGGCCCGACCGGCATCAGCAAGGATGTGTTTTTCGATCTGCAAGACCCGGCGACCGATGCCGGCGTGCTCAATGCCAAGGAAGTGACCACGCTGATTAACATGGGCGGTTATCGCTTCTGGGGTTCGCGCACCTGCGAGGCGCCGGGCGGCTTCTTCTATTTCGAAAGCTACACGCGCACGGCCCAGGTGCTGGCCGACACCATCGCCGAGGCGCACTTCGCCTACGTCGATGTGCCCCTGCATCCGTCCCTGGTGCGCGATCTGCTGGAAAGCATCAACGCCAAGTTCCGCGACCTGAAATTGCAGGGCTACATCATCGACGGCCACGCCTGGTATGACGAGCAGTACAACGACAAGACGGCGCTGAAAGACGGCAAGCTGGCCATCGATTACGACTACACGCCCGTGCCGCCGCTGGAAAACCTGAAATTCCAGCAGCGCATCACCGACCGCTACCTGGCCGACTTCGCCTCGCGCATCGCGGCTTAACCATCCCCGTGCCCGCCGCGTGCGGGCGCAACTGATCACTGGAGAACACTATGGGCATGCCCCACAAACTCAAGCAATTCAACGTATTTCAAAATGGCGTGCTGTTCATGGGCATGGTGCCCGAAGTCACCTTGCCAAAACTGAGCCGCAAGATGGAAGAGTACCGCGCCGGCGGCATGAGCGGCCCCGTTTCCGTGGACTTCGGCAATGAGGCGCTGTCGTTGGAATGGAGCGCCGGCGGCCTGATCGCCGAAGCCCTGAAACAGTACGGCGCGCACACGCACGGCGCCGTGCAACTGCGCTTTGCCGGTGCTTACCAGAACGACGATGACGGCAGCGTCGCCGCCGTCGAGGTCGTCGTGCGCGGCCGTTACAAGGAAATCGACATGGGCGCGGCCAAGATGGGCGACGACACCACCCACAAATACACCATGGCTTGCAGCTATTACAAACTGATGATCGACGGCGCCACCGTCATCGAACTGGACTTCATGAGCGGCACCGAGAACTTCGGCGGCGGCGACACCAATGCGGCCATCCGCAAGGCCATCGGCCTGTAATCCCCTTTTTTAATCACACCACAACAAGGAACACAGCATGAACAACGATACCCAAAACAGCGCCGTCATCGAGCTGGACGACCCGATCAAGCGCGGCGACAGCTTCATCACCGCGCTGACCGTGCGCAAGCCCAAGGCGGGCGCCCTGCGCGGCATTTCCCTGATCGAGCTGGCCAACCTGAACGTGTCGGCCCTGCAGATCGTGCTGCCGCGCATCACCGAGCCGACCTTGACCGCGCACGACATCGCCAACATGGACCCTGCCGACCTGCTGGCCGTGGGCGTCGAGGTTGCCGGTTTTTTGGCGAGCAAAGTAGATCGCCTTTCGGTATCCCCGGCGAAGTAGAAGACGCCATGGCCGACATTGCCGGCGTCTTCCACTGGACGCCGGCAGCAATGGACGGCTTTACGATTGATGAACTGATGGCCTGGCGCGAACGCGCCAGACAGAGAAGCGGAGCGGAATAGATGGCTGGTCGGGATCTGAAATTACAGGTAGTGTTTGCAGCGCTGGACAAGATCACCGGCCCGCTGAAAAAGATCATGGGCGGTTCCAGCGACACGGCCAAGGCTTTGAAGGCCACCAGCGACCGTTTACGTGACCTGAATGCCCAGCAGAAAAACATCAGCAAGTTCCGCGAACTGCATGGCGGCCTGGACGCCACGCGCACCAAGCTGGAAGCGGCCCAGCAAAAGGTGGCTAGCCTGGCCGCCAAGATGAAACAGGCGGAGGCGCCCACGCGCGCCATGACGCGCGAGTTTAACGCCGCAGTCAAGGCGGCCGGCGCCTTGAAGACCGCCGGCCAGCAACAAGCCCAGCAACTGCAGGTCATGCGCGAGCGCCTGGCGGGTGCCGGCATCGGTACCAAAGACCTGGCCAACCACGAGCGCACCTTGCGGCGCGAAATCGAGGCCACCAACAAAACCATGACCTTGCAGCAGCAGAAGCTGGCCAACGCGGCCGCCAAGCAGCAGCGCGTCACCAACGCCACCCAGCACGCCGACAAGCTGCGCAACAAGGCGGGCAACCTGGCCATGGCCGGCGCTGGCGCCACAGCCACGGGCGCCGTGCTCGGCGCACCCATCGTCAAGGGACTGAACGAGGCCAAGCACTATCAAACAGAAGTGGGCCGCGTCAACGCGCTGGGCCTGGGCGACAAAGTGTCAGCCGAGGCCGTCGCCTTCGCGCGCAACATGAAGACCTACGGCACCAGCCAGCTCGACAACCTGCAGCTGATGCGCGACGGCATGAGCGCCTTTGCCGACGTGCACCACGCGGAAATGGTCGCCCCTACCCTGGCCAAGATGAAGTTTGCCAATCACGCCTTCTTTGGCGAGGCCGAGGGCGCCGACAACGAACGCAAGTTCATGGACATGCTCAAGGTCATCGAGCTGCGCGGCGGCCTGGAGAGCAAGGAAAAGTTCGAAGCCCAGGCCAATATCGTGCAGCAGGTCATCACCGCCACGGGCGGGCGCGTCGGCCCGAATGAATGGCTGAACATGATCAAGACGGGCGGTATCGCCGCCAAGGGCTTAAAAGACGACGCCTTTTACTACCAGATGGAACCGCTGGTGCAGGAAATGAGCGGCAACCGCGTCGGCACGTCGCTGATGAGCGCCTACCAGAACTTGTACCAGGGCCGCACGACGAAGCGCTCGGCCAAGAAACTGGAAGAATTTGGCCTGATCGGCGACAAGAGCAAGGTCACGCATGATAAAGCGGGACAACTTTCCTTCCTCAATCCTGGCGCGCTGCTGGGTTCCGAGCTGTTCCGCGAAAATCAGTTTGAGTGGATGGAAAAGGTGCTGTTGCCGCAACTGGCAAAAAAAGGCATCACGGAAAAGAAACAGGTGCTCGATGCCATCGGCAGCATCTTTTCCAACCGCACGGCGTCGAACCTGTATTCGCAGATGTATTTGCAGCGCGGGCAAATCCACAAGAACGAAAAGCTCAACCGTGGCGCCGCCGATATCGGCCGGCTGGAAAAGCTGGGGCGCGAATCGGCCGCCGGCAAGGAACTGGAGGCGCAGTCGAAGCTGGCCAACTTGAAACTGACCATGGGCGAAAAAATCCTGCCGCTGTACGCGCAGGGACTGGAAATGGCGATTTCCGCCGTCACGCGCCTGAACGGTTTCATGGAACGCAACCCGACCGTGGCAAAGGTCATGATTACCGCCTTTGCCGTGCTGGCCGGCCTGCTGCTGGTGCTCGGCCCGCTGATGCTGGGCATCGCCGCCCTGATCGGCCCGTATGCCATGCTGCACGTCATGTTCGCCAAGATGGGCGTGACGGGCGGCGTGCTCACGCCAATTCTGCGCAGCTTGGGCGGCGCTTTCATGTGGGCGGGCCGGGCCGTGCTGTGGCTGGGCCGCGCTCTTCTGATGAACCCGATTGGCATCGCCATCACGGTCATTGCCGGCGCCGCCTTCCTGATCTACAAATACTGGGAGCCGATCAAGGCTTTCTTTGGCGGCCTGTGGTCCAGCGTCAAGGCGGCGTTTGCCGGCGGCTTTACCGGCATCAATAGCCTGATCGCCGACTGGTCACCGCTGGGCCTATTCTATCGCTCCTTCGCGGGCGTGCTGGGCTGGTTCGGCATCGCCCTGCCCGCCAAGTTCACCGATTTTGCCGCCAACATCCGGCATAGCATGGCCGAGGGACTGGCGCCGCTGACAGGCTTCATTGCCAGTCTGTGGTCGCAACTGCAAACCACCTTCAGCGGCGGCATGGCCAGCATCAGCGCCCTGATTATCAACTGGTCGCCCGTCGGCGTGTTCTACCAGGCGTTCGCGGGCGTCATGAGCTGGTTCGGCATCCAGCTGCCGGCCCAGTTCACCGAATTCGGCGCCAACATCCTGCGCGGCCTGGTCAACGGCATCACGGGTTCCATGGGCGCCGTCAAGGACGCCATCAGCAATGCCGGTTCCAGCACCATTGCCTGGTTCAAGGAAAAGCTGGGCATCCACAGCCCAAGCCGCGTGTTTGCCCAGCTGGGCGACTACACCATGCAGGGCCTGGCCGTGGGCTTGGATCGCAGCGAGGGCGCGCCGATAGCCAAGGTATCCAGCCTGGCGCAACGCCTGACGCAACTGGGCGCCGGCATCGCCATCGGCACGGCCACCGCCCTGCCCGCCAGCGCCTTCGACATGCGCGCGCCGCTGTCACAAGGCGGCTTCGGCGCCGGCATGACGATTCAGGGCGACAAGATCGAAATCACGATCCAGGCGCAAGCCGGTTCCGATCCCCAGGCCATCGCCCGCGCCGTGTATGCGGCCATGGAACAGCGCGACCGCGAAAAGGCGGCACGCATCCGCTCGTCCCTGCGCGACCACGATTAAAGAAAGAAGCACACCATGATGATGATTTTAGGAATGTTCGTGTTCAGCCTGCCGACGCTGGCCTATCACGAGCTGCAGCGGCAAACGGAATGGAAACACGCCAGCACGGCGCGCGTGGGCCTGCGCGACGCGCACCAGTACGTGGGGCCAGGCGACGACACCATCACCCTGTCGGGCTGGGTGGCGCCGGAACTGACCGGCTCCCTGTACTCGCTCGATGCGCTGCGCATGATGGCCGACACGGGTAAATCGTGGATTCTGATCCAGGGCACGGGCCGCATTCTCGGCTCCTACCGCATCACCAGCATGACCGAGGGGCGCACCATCCTGGACGGCAGCGGCGGCGCGCGCCGCGTCGAGTTCTCGATTGCGCTCAAGCGCGACGACGACGGCGTGCTGGCCATGGTGGGCCTGGGCGACATCGGCGACCTGAAAAACATGCTCAGCATCGACGGCATGACCAACAGCATTGCCGGCGCGGCCAAGAATGCCGTGGGCAGTGTGGTCGGCAATGTGGTCGGCGGCATCACATCAAGATACGGCGGCGTGGTCAGCGAGATGAAGGACAAGATCGGCGGCAGCATCGGCGGCGCCATCGGCAGCGCGGCGGACAAGTTCAAATGAGCGAGCATATCCCCGCCTTCAAGGTCAGCATCGAGGACAAGGATTTGACGGCCATCGTCTCGCCGCGGCTGATCAATCTGACCTTGACCCTGTGCCGTGGCGATGAGAGCGACCAGCTCGACATGGCACTGGACGACAGCGACGGCAAGCTGGCCCTGCCGCCGCGCGGCGCGCAGATCGCCCTGGCGCTGGGCTGGCAAGCGTCCGGCCTGGTGGAGATGGGCAGGTTCACCGTGGACGAGGTGGAGCACAGCGGCGCGCCCGACACCATCACCCTGCGCGCCAGGTCGGCCAACCTGATCGACACCTTCAAGCAGCAGCAGGAGCACAGCTTTCACAAGACCACCCTGGGCGCCATCATCGAGGCGATTGCCTTTCGCAACGAGCTGGCGTCGGGCGTGTCGGCGCGCCTGCGCGACACGGCCATCGAGCACATCGACCAGACCCACGAGAGCGATGCGGCCTTCCTGCGCCGGCTCGGCAGGAAGTACGACGCGGTGGCCACCGTCAAGAACGACACCCTGCTGTTCATCCCCATCAACCAGAGCCGCACCGCCAGCGGCAAGGCGCTGCCCACGATCCCCATCACCCGCGCCCTGGGCGACGGCCACCGCTACCACAGCGCCGAAAGCGACGCGTACACGGGCGTGCGCGCCTTCTGGCACGACGAGCGCTACGCGCGCCGCCGCAGCGTGGTGGCGGGCGTGCCCGGCAACAGCAAGCGCCTGCGCACCACCTTCGCCAGCGAAACGGACGCGCGCGCGGCGGCCGTGGCCGAGTGGCAGCGCATCCTGCGCGGCCTGGCCACCTTTGAAATGAGCCTGGCCCTGGGCAACCCCGCCGTGTTCCCGCAATCGCCCGTGACCGTGCAAGGCTTCAAGCCCGAGATCGACGCCACCGAATGGCTATCGGTCAAGGTCACGCACAGCCTGGGCGGCAACGGCTTTACCACGCGGGTGGAATTCGAAACGAAGACGGAAGCGGTCGAGGCCGAGCGAGAGGAAGAGAAAGACCCGGACGAAGGCATCACGGGCGTGGTGGCCAGGTGGAAGGATGTGGCGGCGAAGAAGAAAAAGGCGGGACAGGAACAGGCTGGCGCCGCTGGCACGCTCAAGACGCTGGACCATGTTTATAAGAGCAAGCAGGCCGCGAAACGGGCGGCTCTGCATGCGTGGAAGCATATTGAGGAAGTGCGGGATATCATCCGCGAAAACAGCGAGGAACCCTGGAAGCCTAAGCAAACAGCAGCCGGCGCAGAAGCAGCCTAAACGCGCGCCATTTACATCCACTCAGCGGCTGCTTTCGCCCCGAAGCGGACGCATGCGTACCTCAGCTGCGAGATTGGCTTCGGCCGCTATCGAACGTTCTCGCGCAGCCAAGTTGCGAGCGAAGGCCACTCGACACGTTTTTCGTTTGGCGTGTAGGGATTGGCCTCCCAACAGACCATTGCCTCCCTATGATCACTGTCTTTGTGAACAAGCGTCCCAAAACTGTCTTTCCATCTGACCTCGAACGAGGCTCCGCAATCGATAATCTTCAAGTCTGGCAGATCTGAACAGTATTGCTCTAATCGCTCTTGCACCTTATGCATGGTAGTCCTCGATATCTGGAGCGCATAAGCGTTCGCTGGGTCCGCTTTTGGCCGATAAGAGTCTTGAAGGTAGCCACCTACTCAGAAAGAACTTTTCCTGTGCCGACGATCTTCGCGCCCTCTAATACTTCGAATACTACCCCAGGAATGAGGGGCGAATAGTCTACACTGGACTGATAAACAAGGACTGCCTCCGCGTTCGCGGCGGTTCCAGGCATAACACCGCCTAGGGGGCCATTCAACAGCACGACTCCCAAATAATCACCCTGAGCGACACGAAGGTGTGGACGATAAATGCCCGAACAAAGGTCAGTCGCAGTTGCGCGGCCACCATCCTGAGGGGCTTTAAAGTCAATCTGAACCCGAACGCTGTGCTTTTTCATTGTGTTCTTTCCAGTTGAACTTTGTCCGCTCCTGGCCGAACCCGGCCTTTCGGCCCAGGATAGCAGGTTACCAGGGTGAAAATCTAGCGGCTGCATCGGCAGACTGAATTAGCCCTAAAAGTGCCCTTTGTCAGTGGCAAGAACGGTCCGACGTGCGAATCCTCTGTGCCGATCTCACCTAAAAGCCAGTGGCTCGTTCCAGGCAAAGCGAATCGAATCGAGAGGAGCCTTCGCCAGTAAGCTGCTCTATCAAAAGATCATCGAGGTCTTGGAGGAAACGTTTGGAGTCAAAGTCCTTGATCCGCCGCTTTTCCAGCACTTTCCTAACCTGAGTCATAAGTTGTTCATAGAGTGTAGCGCGGCGTTCACGATGCTTCGCTTTCACAAAAAAAGGGAGATCCAGCATCACGTCGATGTAGAGTGTCCTTGTCGCGGTCACAAGTCTCACGCGCTGTTTGAATTCAAGGGCTGGGTCGCGGCAAATGGCCGCAAGCGTAAGTTTGGACAAGCCAGGGCCGTAATCGGCATCGATTAGCGAGTTGAAATCTACAACACGCATTGCATGGTCGAGCTTCGATTCCCAATTCATGTCGGCAAGCAAATTTACGTTCATCGTATCGTTTTGGTTGATGAAGGGACAGTCCGCTCTTGGCCGGTTTCCGCCGTTGCCAGGTTCTGCCCCAGTGCGGACGTTGGAAGTGAGCCATGACAACGGGGGGCGCATCTACCCGCTGTTCATTTGGAATTGATTTGATGGCGAATGACTTCGCCATGATGGCTTACGTAAATGTTCGTCTGGCCGCCAAACTGGCTTTGACACGCACCAACATCCCATCCCTCTGCAGTAAGACATAGTGAAAAAGCGGGCTTCCAACTTAGGTCATTTTTCAAAGCGTATTCCTTGGCGGCGGCCATTGCGATCAACGGATCGACGAAACCAAGCTGCGGTACAAGATCGCCGGTCTGAGCACTTATTCGAACCACGCATTCGCTCTCCGCATGAACTTGCCATTCCCCCTCATCTAAGGAAATCCAGAATGGTGGGCGCCACTGCCAACCACGGTCATGTGCTGCAATGCGCGCGATTTTAAATGCTTCGAACTCGTCAATATTCATTGTCGTCTGCTTTAAGGGAATTCAGCGTACAGTTTGGCGCTACCATCATGCATCAGATCGTTATGCGTAGTATGCAGATAAAACAAGTAGCAATTACAATATGCATAAGAAGGTAAATCATTTGCAGACTATTTTTCCTTTTTTCGTCCGCTGCCGGCCACATTAAAAGTCTGCGGCCCAATAATATTCCCCACGAAATTTTGCCCAATCTTGCCATGGGTTTCAACGTGCGGGGCATTCCCTGCTTGGGATGCTGGGGGCGTTGGCGAGCGCATGCCGCCAATCATCCCAAGTACGCCGGCTTTCCCGCGAACGTCCATACTTCGATAGCCATCCAACAATTCGCGCTCATCCGAGGTAACGGCTGATTGCAATCTCTCACCCGTAAGTATGTAGTGGACATCGACTCCGATCCCAGCCAACGCTCGTAAGTAAAGCGCATCCGGGGCGCGCTCGTCTTGCTCATACAGCGTTTGTGCGCGTCGCTTCAGCCCGCCAACGGCAGCAAAATCCTCTTGATTCATGCCTAACCGCTGACGCTCTTCTTTTAGTATTTCACCAATTGATCTCATTTGTGCGCAAATTCTTCTTTACAATGCTCTCATTTGAGAGCTATAGTTATGCCATACCATAGCGATTACAGATCATAACATTATGAAAAACGTATCCATAGCGAGGCGCACTGCCAAGGGCGTCACGACCAAGCCCCTTGGCGTCCGTCTGACATCTGACGAGGTAGCTGAAGTTGAAGGCTGCGCAGAGAAACTTGAACGCTCCCGCGCGTGGTTTCTCCGCTTCCTGATCCTGCGCGGCCTCGCCGATTACAAGCGCGAACTCGCTTCCAAATCCATTCACTAAGGACAACGTCATGTACCCCGATGCAAAACGTATCCGCAGCCACCGCGTCATGCTGCGCCTGGACGATTATGAGCATCAGCTCGTTTCCTCGATCGCCAACTACCAGGGTGAAGAGCTTGCGGTGCTGGTGCGCCAGATCGTGATGCGTGAAGCCCTGGCCGTGATCGCCTTGGATGACGCCACCATCGACAGCGTACAGCGTCGCAGCGTTTAAACCGAGTCACTTTTGAGCAACTCTAAAGTTCCAGAAAATGCCAGACCATCAAATTAACCTCAATGACGAAGAGCGCGCAGTGCTGGAACTCGTGCGCCAACGCCAGGGGCTGGCAAGTATCGATCAGGCGGCCGAATGGCTCGTCAAGTCGCGCTTACGCAAGCAGTCGAAAAACATGACAGGTCGCGGTCGCGCCCTGTACCAAGTGGAAAGAAAGCTGAAATGAGAGTCATCGGCCTGCCCTGCCCGCATTGCGAATACACCGTCCGCGCCGTCAAGAGCCGCATGATGTCCGCCATGTTCAAGGAAATCACCTACATGTGCCAGAACCCGGACTGCGGGCACTCCTTCGTGGCTGGCCTGGAAGTACTGCGCACCCTCTCGCTGTCCGCCATGCCCAAGCCCGATATCCGCATCCCGATGTCCCAGCATGCGCGCACGGCAGCCACCAGCCAGCTGGCCCTGGACCTGACGGCGGGCTGCTGATGACTATCCCGATCCTCGCGCCGCCGTAGCCCGGCCGCCGTAATTCCCCTCTTTTGCTGTGCCCTGCTGCGCTCCCTTTTGAGCGTGCGGGATTCGTTCAACCTGAAATAAGGAAAACCGATGGAAAACACGCTGCACGCCACCCGCCACGCCGACATCCCGGAAATGCCGAAACCGGGCCGTCCGGCCCTTGAAAAATGCGTCGTGCCTGTCGCGCCAACCTGTTTCCTGTTGCTGGCCAATGCTCAGACCCGCACCCGCACTCCTGACAGCATTGCCGTGCTGTCCGACTATCTCCGCGAGATCGTCAAGACCTATCACGCCTACGGTGCGGCCAATCTGACCTTCATCATCAGTGATCTGCAGGCGCTGCAGCATGGCGGCTTCTTCTTGCCCGACAGCCAGCGCGCCCTGGTAGGTGGCTTGCCCATCGAACTGCGCTACCTGTTCGCCAGCGAATCCGGCGTCGTGCAATGCACTAGCTCGTCGCGCACGCTGACTTACTGGGCCAAGTATTTTGCCAAGGAAGGAGCGCTCTAATGCTGCGACTGGCCAAGACCTGCGGCATCTGGCTGCTGTCGCTCCTGATCGTCATTACCCCTGACTTTCTGCGGGCCATCGGCGCCATCAAGGACTGAACCATGCCGGCGTCCCTTATTGACAATCACCTGTCCTTCCAGCCTGCCGCCGAGATTCTGGCCGCGCGCGACAAGGACATGCCCACGCCACCAGGCGCCGGGCATGCGCTGGCCGCCATCGCCGAAGCCAAGGCCCAGCTACGCAGCATCAAGCCGCGCAACCTGGCGCCCTTCATAGCCCAGGCCTGGGGATTGTCGCCGCGTGGCGCCCGCCGTTCCGTGCTGATCGCCGCCGGCATGGACGCCGACCGCTGGGAATCGCCCATCCACTCATTTACCGAGGAAGAGCGTATCGCGCTGCGCGCCGCCACCTCTGCCGCTATCCGTGTGTACGAAAGACTGTTGAATGCAATCTAAACAAATCCTGCTGCCCGACGCCCAGCGTCACGAAGCCTTCTTGCGATCCGCCCAGTTTGCGCCCGAGCTGGCCCGCATTCCGTTCAAGTGGCGCAACCGCGTCATCACGGCCGCCATGGCAAAAATGGTCTGGTCGTCCTGGTACAAAGTCTATGAGTCCATCGCCACCAGCTTTGTGCGCGAGTTCGCCGAACAGTATGTGCCGGCCGGCGTTGACCTGTCGCAAAGCGATGCCGATATCGTGACCACCGCCGAGCGCGCGGCAGCCGGCGTGACCAAAATGCTGTGGATGGCCTTGTCCGACACGCACGCCCTACAGATCATGGAAAGTGAATGCGCCTCGTATGGCATCGATCTGCCCGAGTTCGACACGCTGGCCGACACCATCGCCCGCCTGGTGGATGCCCGCTGGTGGCGCCGCCAACTGCGCAAACGCGTCAAGCGCGCCTTTGAAGCGGGCAATATCCGCCTGGGCTATGTGAACTATCGCGGCGAACCCTACGCCAGCAACGACGCCGTGCTGTCGCGCCTGGCGCAGAACCGGCGCAACGCGGCGGCGCTGGCCGCCACCTTGGTGCAAAACGAGAACGGCCAACAATTCAGCATCGCCGAGCTGGCCGAGAAAACGACCGCGAATAAAGCCATCCGGCGCGGCGAGCTGATGCTGCGCATCAACGGTTTTGAACAGATCGCCCGCGAGTGCGGCGACCAGGGCATTTTCATCACCTGGACGTGTCCATCACGCTTTCACGCCATGCAGCACAGCGGCAAGCCCAACGACAAGTTCGACGGCTCCACGCCGCGCGAAGCCAATGCCTACCTGGGCAAAATGACATCGCTGTGCCGTTCCGCACTGGCGCGCCGGGGCATCGGCCTATACGGTTTCCGTATCGCCGAACCGCATCACGATGGCTGTCCGCATTGGCATTTGCTGCTGTTCGTGCGCCCGACCGCGAAATACAAGACGGCCCACCTGCGGGACGTGGCGGGCCGCGCCATCCGCATCATGAAGCGCTACGCCTGGCGCGTGGACCGTGGCGAACCGGGCGCCTTCGCGCGCCGCTTGGACGTGAAACGCATCGACTGGGCCAAGGGCAGTGCCGCCGGCTACATCGCCAAGTACGTGGCCAAGAACATCGACGGCGTGGCCGAGCACAAGACGAAAGAAGGCTATGTCGTCACGGCCGACACCGAAGGCGATGTCGAGCTGACGCCATCGGCGCGCGTCGAGTCTTGGGCCGCGTGCTGGGGCATCCGTCAATTCCAGCAATGGGGCGGCGCGCCCGTCACCGTCTGGCGCGAACTGCGCCGCATCGAGGAAAGCATGCTCAACGAAGCCCCGGCCGCCATGCGCCGCGCCTGGGACGCCGTGCAAAAGATCGACGGCGAAAAACGCGCCTGCTGGGCCGAATATCTGCGCGCCCAGGGCGGCGCCCTGGTGCCGCGCAAGGAGCTGGTCGTCACGCTGGCCAAGGATGAAAAAACCGTCATCGGCCGCTACGGGGAAACGCTGCGCACCACGCCCTACGGCGTGCGCTGCAGCGACCTCATTGGCGTGGTCTTCAAGTCCGTGCGCCATACGTGGACGCCGGTACAGGCCACAGGCGCTCGCGCGGTGGCTGTTGGGGTTGCCGTTCCTCGGACTCGTGTAAATAACTGTACGCACCCCGACCGCCCTGCCCCGGCCACGCCGCCGGCGGCGCCCGTGCCCAATCTGTCCGACGAGGCAAAAGCAGCACTGATTGCCGCCTGGGCGGCCGTCAACGCCTGCCCGTATCCCCGGATGATCGTCCCCGACAACCCACCCCATGAAGGAAATGGCACATGAGCACCTATGCCGTGATCGTTCGCACGCAAACCGAACGCTTTGAATTTTTTGAGGTTGCCGCTTCCAGCGGCGACGTGATCGACGCTGCCATCGACCGCTACGGCGTATGTGGCGTTACCGCCAAACTGAAAGGAAAACCGGAATGCTGAACACTTTGACAATATCCAACAACCAGGCCGACGAGGCCCGCAATGCACTGAAGCAGCGTAGAGCCTATCTGTCCGGATTACGGTCTTCCGACGATGTGAAAATCGCTCTGCAACTTGAGATGATTGCCGACGTAGATGCGTCGCTGGCCCTCCTTGACATCCCTGGCAGGAAGAAATGCAACGAACACACTGTCGCGGTAGGTGACCGCGTGAGTTTCGACAGCGACGAGGGCTACCAGGCCGGCACCGTCAGCGACCTGCGCCGCGACGTGGGCAATGGCGAGCTGCACGCCTGGGTAGAACTGGACCACCAGTGGCCTGGCATGTTCCGCGCGGTGCCACTGTCGGCCATCGTTTTCATCCGCCCTGCCCTGTTGGTGGCCGCATGAACGATACCGCAACGCTCGACATGTTCCCGCCAGAGGTTCGCGCACCGCGTAAACCAATCACCAGCGCAGATCCTGAGGCGGCACGCGTGCTGCGCGCACAGAAGCTGGCTGAGAAACACGAGGCGAAGCGCTGGGTAGTGGTGGAGAACCCTGGAACGGTGGACGAATACGTTTGGGACCATTGCAGGTGCAGCACGTACCGCGAGGCATTGGCGATGGGTAGCGACTGCGGCGTGAGATTCGATGTGATGTTCAGACTGCCAGACGGCGGTTTGACCACGGAGTTTTAAGCCATGAACAAAACCACCTACAAAAAATCCTTCCAAGCGAAGCTGACTAGCGAAGAAATGCGCCTTGACGCGCTAGTTATGGCAGGGAGTCAGCCAGGCGACATTGCACGCGTTTGGAAGTACCGTGGCGGCGTCACCGTAGAGCGCGGCGGCATGGTCGTGCTGAGTGTAAGTCGTGCGCAGATCGGACTGAACATGGCATTGCCAGGGTGAAGTGCGGCCCGCAAAAAAAGACGAGAGTATCCCCGCATGATGAGCTACCTGAACGAGCAATATTTCCACGAGTTGGTCTGCATGAGTGACAAGCAACGAAGAAAGCTGTTTTTCGGCCAATTTAATCAATCAACTGAAGCACAAACAAACCATATGGACCAATACCAAGAATTCTGCCGGCTGCGCGACTACCGCAAGCCTGGCGTCGAAGTGCCGCACCACACCGAGGCCGAAGCATTCGCCTTGGCGGTGCAAAGCAAAGCCTGCCAAACAGAAGCAGCCCAGCGCAAGAAAAACCCCACCACGAAAGGAATCAAATGATGAACGAGGACCGAATTATTTACCGCCAGGACTTATACAAGATGCTGGGCGTTACTTCGGAGACGCTGCGCAGATGGGTCAAGGAAAACAAGCTGCCGCCAGCGGACGTGGCCATAACCCAGCGCACGCTGGGATGGCGCCTGTCAACGCTCCAAGCCGCTGGGATCAGGCTTCTCTAACAGCCAGTCAGCGAAGGCCTGAAGCATGACGCGGCGCTGCTTCAGGTATTCCGCCGAGTTGTACACGCCGCGCACGCCGCCGTCCTTGTGCGCGAGCTGCACCTCGACATGGTCCGAGTTGTACTCGTGCTCGTTGGCCCAGGTGGAACCGACCTTGCGCCAGCCATGGCCCGTCATCTTGCCCTTGAAGCCGATACGGTGAATGAGGTAAAGAATCGCGTTTTCACTCATGGGGCGGCTACCGCCCCGGTCGTTCGGGAAAACGTAGATGCTGCCCCGCGAACGCAGCTTCATTTCAGCCAGCAGGTCCAGCGCCTGGGAAGACAGTGGCACGAGGTGCTCGCGGCCTTTCTTCATGCGCTTGCCCGGTATTCGCCAGACATCGCCCTCCACTTCCGCCCAGGTCATGCGCCGCAGCTCGTCCGTGCGCGTCCACGTCAACGCCAGCAGCTTGCAAGCCAGCACGGACTGAATTTCATCTTCCAGGGCCAGGCGCTCCATGAACGGATGCACCTCGGCCAGGGCCAGGGCGGCGAACCCTTCGCGCGGCTTGCGGGAAAAGGCGACCTTCGAATTGATGTTCGATGCGGGGTTCTCTTCGCAGTGGCCGTGCTGGATGGACCAGTCGAGCACCTGGCCCACCCACATGCGCACGCGCCGGACGTACACGGACAGGCCGGCGGCATCCATCGGGCGCAGCGCGGCCATCAAGTCTTCCTTGGTAATTTCACGCACGGTTTTCGGGCCCAGCGTCGGCGAGACGTACATGGCCAGTGCGCGCAGTGCATTGGCCTTGTAGCCGGCGCTGATATCTGTCCGCCCCGCCCAGTAGGTATCGATGGCGGCATCAAGGGTAATGGATGGGCTGCTTGCCTTGCGCTTGGGCTTGAGGTCTTCGCCGTCGATCAGTCTCAACCGCAAAACGTCGCGGCGCTCGCGCGCTTCCTTGAGGCCGATCAGGGGATACGGGCCGATGACGGCAGTTTGCTGCTTGCCCTCGTCGTTACGATAGGCCATGCGCCAAACCTTGTTTCCGCTCGGCAGGACTGCCAGCATCAGGCCGTGGCCATCGAAGAGCTTGCGCAGCTTGCCGTCATTCGGCGTGGCGCGGCGGCAGTCTGCATCGGTAAGCGTATTGATGGCCAT